TCATCCATGATGTACTGATCGTATTCGTCCTTGCACTTGACCCACCAACCTTCAATGTCCTCATCTCGCCACTTCGAAACCTGAAGAGCCGCGCTTCTTCGGCATGTGTAGCCAAAGCAGATTTCTTTGATTTTTGGTTGACGCGGAATGTAAGCTGCCCAGCAGTGTTTTCCCCAAAGATTTGAAAAGCTGTCTGTCTGGCCGTCTTCTGCGCTGTTGTAGCGTCCTCGGGCGATAATCACTTGACGAATGCCGAGAGCTGTGGCGATTTGCTCAGGTCGGATGTAGGCGGTTTGGCTGTACTTAAAGCCGAGAAGGTCTTTGACCTCATCAAGAACCACAAATTGACGCCAAACCGGCGTAGACATGATAAGGCTCATGTCGCCGTCGTATTGGTTCATAGCGTCGGCCGCTGTTCCAATAGCTGTTTTGACATCTCCCAAAGGATCATCGTCGTCGCCTGACCACTGACTTGTTCCTGAAAGCGTGCTGGTGTTGGTAAAGTTACCGTCGTCATTCATGTAGCTCGAAAGACCGTACTCGCGGGCAACGGAAAGAAGGTCCATTACAAACTCGGTTTTATCCCTTTGCTCATTAAACGGATTTTCCTGGTTTTCAGCGATCTTGTCCGCTGCCATTGCTTTAAGCGCGTGTTCTTCAAGCGTGTATGCGTCCGCCTGGTCGGTTGTGAAAGTGACTGTCGGAGTCTGGCCTTCAGGAGCCTTGATGGTTGTGACAAGCCGCATATTTGAGCCGTCATAAACGCCGATTTTTGCAGAAGGTTTTACTACGCCAAGCTGCGGAAGAATAATTTCATTGACGTGACCCCTGGGCCGGTGCCCTTTCGCTATCTTCGTTAAGAGTGGGTCGGTATATTTCTTAGTGGTAGCCATAATTTTTTCCTTTCAATTAAAAAGAATCGGTTCGTCCTTGATCCGATTCCGCTACGCCAAAGCTTCCTCTTTGTAGGCTTCAGCGAGTTTTGGATTTTCAGAAAGAACAATCATCGATGCGTCGGCAAAAGAGATTTTCTTTTCTTCAGCCATCTTTTCCGCAAGCTCAGTCACCTGGATGCTCGCAGCTTTTTCTTTGTTCTTTTCTCCGGGGTTGTGATCAGAGCCCTTAGAATCGCCAACGGGGACAACTTTAGGAGCTTCTGAGAGATAAGCTTCACAAAACTCTGCTCCGTTCTTTTCAAACATCTGCTTGAAGGTCCCGTCAGCCATGGCTTTTGTGAGCTTTCCTTCTTCCATGCCTTTTTTCTTAAGGTCGTTGAACTTAATTTCGGCTTTTTCTTTCTCGACGGCGTCTACCTTCTCGCTTAGAGCTGTGACTTTTCCTTCGAGTTCTTTGTTCTTTGTTGTTGCTCCATCAAGCTTTTCCGACAGCTCGACTTTTTCGGCTTCCAGCGAATCTGTGCGATCTGCTTTTTTTTGAAGCTCGGAAAGGTCGATTCCGTGCTCGGAAAGTTCGACTTTCAATTCTGCTAATTTCATCGGTTTTACCCTTTCGTTTTCTTTTGGTTTGTAAGTGTGAATTTCACTTGCAGCAATAGCGTTCATGCCTTTAACAAAAGGCTTGTTCGTTAAAGCCGCGCCGATAAGAACCCAGTCGAATACCTTTCCGGATTCAGCGTCTTTGTACTTTGGAAGAAACTCGGCCGACGTATATCGGTATTCCTTCTCTTTGACGTGCTGAAGTCCTGATTGTGTCCAGTCGGGTTCTGCCCAAAGCTCTGTGTCATTGTTTTTGATCGAAAGATTTTTTATCCAGCCCGCCGCTTTTGTGCCATGAGCTTTCGACTCGCCGTGTTCATAATTGAAGACGAGATCAATCTTTCTTACTTTGCGATCAAAGTTTTCTTTGAATTGCTTTAGAACCTTGGAACTTATTTCAAAGGAGCCATAAAGAGGGTGCTGATACTTGCCTACTTTAAGTACCTGCACTTCTTTTGCGCTCTCATCGTCACTAAGCGCAATCTCATGGCAGCCTATAAAATACGATTTATAATCTAACGACATTTGAATAATCCTCATCCATGATGATTTGAGTCACTTTCAAAAGAATCCCCCATTCGCAAAGACAATCCGCGCAAACCCAAAACTCCATCGTCCCGTCCGGCTGTTCGTCGTCGGATAGGTTTTCGATGTTTTCTGATTTGCACTTCGGGCATAGCGTCGGCCTTTCCATTCGCTTCCTTTGCTAAATGTTTCTTGTCTTTAAAATCTTCTGCATGTCCGGGGGTTCCTTGCCTCGTTTTTCAAATTGCTTCACAAGGCTTTCGTTTGTCGGATCGACTTGAATGCCTGTAATTTCCGGCTTTTCTTCGTAAATGGTTATTGGCACGAGAATTGAGCGACAGTTGTAATGATTCGGAGGTCTGAGAGAAAGAAGATCCGGGTCATTTGGTTTAACTATTTTTTTATCAAGCGACAGACAAATGGGAGTTGTCGCGCCGTCAAGAACCGCGCTGTACTGAAAAGCCTGTATCTTTTGAAGGTTCTTTTGATCAAAGAAAAATCCAAACCGTCCGCGATTGATTCCCTTTGCCGCGAGAGTGCCGGCGGCGGATTGGACCTGTGGAGAATCTACGTACTGCTCAAGGTCTTTCTCAATTTGAAAGATGATTTCTTTGTCGGTTTTCTGAGCCTCTACTCCTGAGATAATTCCAAAACCGACTACGCTTTCGATTCTCTGCGCGTGCGTCTCTGCTTGACGGGCTATCTCGTAAAAGAGCGCGTTTTGGATGTGTTTTGGAAGGAACTGGGTTTGTTTTTTGAAGCTCCGAGTTGTCTGGAGTTTTTCGTCAAGCTCTCTCGGAAGCTTTGCGCTTAGATCCTTTTGTGCCTGATTGGCTCCCTCAACTACAATATTTGTGAGCTGAGCTTGAAGCTTTTTCTCGTATTGACGTTTGTTGACTTTAAACTCTGTCGCTACTGAAGAACGGTTATCTTCGTTTTTCTTTAGTAGGCGCTCTACGATTCGAAGCGTGTTCGTCACGATTTGAGAAAGCTCTGTTTTCATCGTTCGAAGGAGCTTTCTCTTCTCGTCTTCGAAGCCTTCTTTTATCTCCGCGAGATTTATGGGTTTTTCGTATTCGGTGAGGGCTCTAAAATATTCGCTCTGTGAGGGCTCGGAAAACTTGGGTGGCTTAGGTACCTGATCATTTGAGTTCGTCGATTCTGGGGGATCCTCGCTGCCCGGTTTTTTCTGATCGCTGTCTAAATTCTGATCATCGTCGCCGGGATCGTCGTCTCCTCCTCGGTCCTGGCCTTGGCGGGTAATGGTGTCTGTCTCTCTTTTCTTTGCGTCTTCTTCCCGCGTTGTTTCCATTTTCGGGAGGTTATGGGTTTCTCTCACGTTGATTTCAAGCGTATCGTCCGGGCGAATGACCCTTGAATCGACGTAGGTTTTGATCAGCTCGGCGAGCTCTTTCCCTTTTTTCTGATTGATTCCTGAGCATTTACACCTTGGGTTTTCGTCTACTTCTCCGAAATTCCAGCGTACAAGGTCTTGGTTAACCTTATCCATCTTCCGGCAGATGTAATCACCTATAAACTGAATTGAAGCAAGAGCCAAATCCGACTGATCAGCGCCGAGCGCGTACGATCCCGAAGATCCGTTTTGTCCGAGCTCTAAAAACTGGAAAAGAATCATCTTTGACATTTGGGTATCTTCGTAGAAAATCGAAGACATGGTTTTATCAGAGTCGTAAGGCGTCTTAAACACTTCAAGGTCGTATCCCTGCGGGATTACAATATGAGCGCTCTGGTGACCGGTAAAGTTTGAGAGGGTTTGGATGAATTTTTGCTTCTCGTCTTCCTTCGCGCCTCTTGGATATTTACCGACAGGAGTTCCGATCGATCCCTTTTCGATTCCAATCCCGTTAAGCTTAAGGTAGAGGTTTTTACGAAACCAGTGGCCATAGGCTTGACGAAGAAGACTTATTCCCTCGTAATTATCTCCTTCTTTCTCGTTAGTAAAGATCAAAAGACTCTCTCTTGGAATATACACATCGCCTGCGGTTTGATCGTCTACGGTGTCTCCGTAGGCAATTTGGCGAATACCCTGAAGCCCTCGTCTGCCTTGAATGTCCCAGCTTTCAATGGTCGATTGTTTTCGAAAGCCAATATCGGTCAGAGCGTGAACGTCTTTATAGTATTTGTGATATGCGCGAGACAGCTCCTTTTCCATCACGCAAAACCCGAAATCAAGGTAGGTGAGTATTTCTGAGAGCTTTTCAGAGAAATCAAAAAAGTCGTTTTCGAACCAGTTCCAATCTAAAAACTCGGCTATTTCTTTGTCTCTTGCGCTGTCTGATGCGGGAACGTGCTTAAAGGAAGCCGACTTGATCGGGTTTTTGATCGCGTTTAGAACCATTTTGACCTGGCCGTCGCCTCTTCTCATTTTGTCGTAGGTTTCGACGGCGGTCTTTCCGTTCAGGTCCGTTATGTAATCTTCATCGAAGTATCCAGCGTAGACGGTTGATCCGGTATATCCGATAAATTCATTTTCTTTGGGCTGGTCTTTGTTTACCCATTTCTTTTTTGGAATCGAAGCCAAATGTATCTACCCCGCTTTTTACCAGGAGCCCGTTTTATTTAAAGGTCCTGCGAAGGTCTTATGTTCGCTGCTCGCGCCACTTCCTGAAGCAAAGCTACCGGGCGAGTTTTTAAAGATCCAAGTAAGGCTCTTTTCAATCACGTCTGGAAAATCATCGTGTCCCCATGCTGGATAAAACAAGACTTGGTTCATCAGCTCTGGGTAAGCCTTTTCGTAGTCCTCTCTAAAAAACACATTGCCGTTATATAATTCAGGCTGCGTTGCAGCTATACGTTCTTCTTTATTGCGGGTTTCGTGAATCCCTTCGATGCAGCAATTGTAGTCGAGCATTTCAAGTTCTTTGTAAAACGTTTCCTCAAGAAGTGTTGTTCCGTTTGTTTCATAAA